TTCCTTCAGCGCGGCTTGCGCCCATTTCTCGTCGCTCAGGTCGCTGACGTCAGACATATGCCGCTTGGCGTCTTCCAGCGCCTGCCCGCTGTCGCGCCAGTTCTGCACCTCGCTTTCGAGAAATTCATCATGCGTCGAGCGCATCCATGCGGTTTCGATCTGGGATTGATCGTGATCGGTGATCTGATCCCATTCCTCTGGCGTATAGCCCGATCCGGATGCGCGATGGCTGGCGCGCTCGTTGTCTTCGCCAAGTTTTTCACGAATCTCGGCTGATAGCGAGCGCCAGGATGCTGGTGTCGGCACGTAGCCGTATCTCGCCCACGCGTAACCGCCGACGTCGATATTGGCGCTGACCGTGACCTTGTCGAAGCCCAGCTTCTGATACATCGCGACATTGGCCGCCAGCAGCTTTTTGCCGATACCACTGCCGCGCTCGGCGCGCTTCACCTCGAAGTAGGCGGAATAGGCGCTCTTGTTTTTCAGATTGAGATTGCGCTGATACTCGGCGATCTCGTTACCATCCTCATCGTGCAAGTCGCCTTTGACTTCCAGCTTGTCGGCGTCGTCGTCGTAACCAATCCGCATCGTCCCCGGCATGCCGCCAAGGAATTCGTTTTTGAAATCTTCCGGCGCTTCGCCGATCGTGTCATTCCAGCGCGCGAGGAATTTCTCGGCCTTGGCGTTGTTGATCGTGGTGTCGTGATCGAGCCGAATGCCCGTCTTGTTGAAGTCCGAGACCTTGCTGACTTTGGTCTTGCCCTTGCCGCCGCCTTCGCTTGCGGGCTTGGCGCTGCCGCCACCTTCGCCGCCGCTATCGCCGGTCCAGCGTCCCTGCTCGTCGCGCGGTTCGTCAGGATCGAATGCTTTAGGATTGAATTTTTGCAGCATTCCGCAATTGCTCCTGCGCTATCAGCTCGCATAAGCGCTCTTCGATCTCCTCGATCCGCAGATACATCGCATCGAGTCGGCGATTGATCGAGTTGAGCTGCCGCACCGTTTCCGCGGCGCCGGTCGCGGCGAAGTTGATTTCGTTCCAATAGCCATCGCCGGTCGTGGCGTAGACGCCGATCGCGGGCTCGTCGATCTCGCGGTCGCACAGACCGAGCAACTGCAGACGGCGCGAATGCTTCAGGATGATTCCGGCGTCGAACAGGACGCGCTTGGTCGAGGCTTGGCCCCAGCCGAAGGATTCGATCGTGCCGCGGCCAGTGATGTGGACGATGTTGGTGTCGATGCTGTCGTCCCACGGCGCGAGATGGACGGTTTGCGCGCAAGCCACGCGTTGAGGCGGCGCATCACCGTGCGCTGCATTCCAGTGCAAAATCGGCATGTCACGTCATCCTCATTGGCAAACTCTTACACCACCGACATAGGCGCAATTACGATGCCAATACCTGTGAGATTGATATCTGCGATCATCGTAGTATCGTTCACCGTATCGGTCCCGATCACGATCGTATCTGCGCTCACCGTAGCCGTACTCATCGTACCCGCGGCCATAGCCTCCCGGTGGGTTAACAGTGACTTGAGCCCTGGCTTCGATTGTTGAGATCGCCAGAAACAGCAAGGCACATCCAAGCCGCTTCATGTTGGCCTCCTATATCCTGTTCGCCGGATGCTTCGGATCAGTCGGCCAGCCGTCGTCATCGACCTCGAGGCCATAGCCGCGCAATTCAATCACCCGCTTGGTTTGGTTGTGGCACTGCTCGCACAGCGATTGCAGTTTGCCGAGCTTGAACTTATTCCAATCATTGTGATGCGGCTCGACGTGATCGGCGACCGTCGCCAGCGTCACCAGGCCGTTGGCCAGACACATCCGGCACAGCGGCTCGGCGCGCATTTGCAGCTTGCGGCGCCGCTTCCAATAGGCCGTGTCATGCGGGCCGCGGACGCTCATCGATCTTTTCCAGCGCGGCTGTCGGCCATTGATCGATCGAGGCGCGGTCGTCCCACAGCACGCCGATCGAGTCGGCCGTGATCGAGATGCTCACGATGGTGCCCTCGCGTGTGCGCCAATCGACCCGCTTGTGGTTATTCGCCTTGAACGCTTTCTTGGTCAGAGAGGCTGCGATTCCCTTTTGCAGCCGCACCCGATCATCGCGATGGAATGTTGTCCCCATGACCGACTCCCATTGTCAGCCTTTGTGATGATCGCCATTCCTTCTGAACATATCGTACCACACATCGGTTTGATCGTCGGCTTTCGATGCCGCGTTCATCGCGGACATTAGTATGACACCGAACAAGCTGCCGAACATCGCGCCGACCAAAACGCCGAGCCAGAAGCTTAATACCACCACACCACCAACCAGATCAGCAGCGCGATCAGCAACACGAAGACGGCGACGATCAACCAGGTCGTCAATGACGCATTATCCAACGGACCAAATGTCATGCGCTACCCGATCAAAGCTTCTACATCAAATGGCCGTTGCGTGGTGCGGTCCCGCGCGCGCAGCCCCAGCATCATCGTCAGCGCTACCGCGCCATCGATCCGAAACCTGGCCTTGTCCTTGTCGAGCTTGCGATTGCCCGCGGGATCGGTGCGGCTAACGGCGTTAGCCATATTCCAATTCAGCACCGGATTGTTCGGATGCATCAGCTTGCGCTCGATCACCGCATATTCCAGCGCGTTGACGGCCGGCGCCATGTCCTTGAAGCCCTGGCCCCATGCGATCAGCCGCAGCCCATCGCCGCCCTTGTCGCTGTCTTCATAGGCCTGCAGACCGGCCCGATCGAATTCCTTGAGCAACGCCTGCATGCCCCAGCGGTCATAAGCGAGGCCGCGCACCTTGTAGCGCTGCGTCAATTCGGCAATGAACAACGCCACAGCCTCGGGATCGATGGTCTTTCCCGGTGATAGCAGGAGATGGCCAGCCTCGGCCCACTCGCGATAACGGAATGACCCGCTGCCGAAGTCGCGATTGGAATGCTCCTCGACATGCTCGCGCGGCTTCCAGAAATACGGCCAGATGCGGCACGGATCATCGACGGTGCCAATCACCAACGCGGTGAGATCGGCGACGCTCGACAGATCGAGCGCGCAATAGATTTCCTCGCCCTCGTTGAGGATCACCTCGCCCTTGCACGCCATCCATTCCACACGCGAGATCAGCGGCGAGACCGGCGCCACGCGCTGATTGAGAAACAGGTTGCGCACCTTGGGCTCTTCCGCGGGCAGCCGCTGCGCCTTGCGGATCGCCGACGCGAAGTCTTCTCGATCGCGCCACTTGCCGAGCGCGGGATTGGCTTTCTTCCATTGCGCCTCGTCGTCGAGTGCGCAGCCCTCGTCGGCGGCGTAGAGATGGCACACGATCGAGGGATCGACGCCGGACACGCCATCGTCGATCAATTTCGACAGCACGTGCTCGGGATCGTTGCTCTGGGTACTAATGGAAATAAAAAGCGGCTGTTCGCGCGCGCCGAAGCTGGTATCGAGCACGTCATAGAGTTCGCGGTTCTTGGCTTGCGCGAGTTCGTCATAAATTATCAACGATGGCAGCAGCCCGTGTTTAGTGCCGGCCTCGGCGCTGACGGCGCGATAAACCGTGCCCATCGGCCGCCCGATCATCGTCTTGGTCGAGGGCACGATATCAATGATCTTCAACAACGCGGGCTCGAGCTCGACAATCTGCTTGGCGAACTTGAACACGATTCCGGCCTGATCGCGATCATTGGCCGCCGAGTAAATTTCGCCGTGCACCTCGGCGCAAGGGCCGACCAGATGCGCCAGGCAGATCGCGGCGATCAGCGCCGTCTTGCCGTTCTTGCGCGCGATGCTCAGGATTGCCCGCCGCACCACGCGCCGTTCCGAGCCGTCTGACATGATGCGCTGCGGCTCGTAAACGTCCTTGATGAAGTCCTTCTGCCACGTGTCGAGCTTGAACGGGCGCCCCGCTCCGATGCCAGACGGCACGGTGAGTGCTTGGATGAAGGCGATGATTTCTTCCGCCTTGGCCTTACCCTGCGCCGTCCGCTTGACTTCCAATTTAGCGCGCCAGCAAGCCGTGAAATTTGCTGGCCGCCTCGTCATCGCCATTAACGCCAGAAGTGATCCGGCTTCGCGACGCAGGGTTGAGGCCAAATTCGGAACCGAATTTGACCATGTCGTGCGCGGCCCTGCGGGCGATACTGATCAGCGGATTCTCGACGGCGCCGCCGTACTGCGAACGCACCACCATGCCGCGAGCCGGATCGCTCTGCATCGAAGCCAGGAGCTCCACAGCATCGCGCCATTGGCTGTAGGCGAAGCAATAGGCCGCGAGCGTGGACAAATCGACCTTGGTCAAGACGCCTAAACGG